TAGTCGTACCATCATCTAATCTAAATGTACCTGCCGTATTTGTAGATGTTGGTTCATATACTTCAATATCTTCTTGATCTGAAAATCTTATAAACATTGGATCCTGAGTTGAAGGACTTCCAATAGTAGTCTCTGTTCCTAAATGTAATAAATGTCTATCTCTATCTGAGACTATTGTCATAATAGATGCTGTTGGATTATTTGGAACTAATGTAGCTCTAGTATTAACTCCAGTTCCAGCCGTTGGGGCCCATGAAAAAGTTTTACCATTTTTAATTGTTGCTATTAATAATTCTCCAAAATTATCTAAAGACCAATTTCCTGCTGCGATGTCTGTATTAGATGTTGTTCTAGGTGTTCCCCACGTAGATAGACTCCATGTTCCAGCTCCCCATCCGTACGCTAATGTTGCTGAGATAGGCCCAATAAAATAATAAGGAGTTAGTCCTAATGTTCCTCCTCCCGTTACTCCAGTTCCAGTTTCAACTGTTGCCATAGTAATAGTAAATGTATTTAAGGTAGGCACACTAACAACTTCAAATATATTTGTTGTAAAACTTGCTGTTGTATATCCAGTTGTAGTTGGTCCTGGAGTCGTGGCACTTGTAAATTTAATCAATTCTCCAACTAATAATCCATGTGAGTTTTTATTAACTGTAACTGTTGCTGATCCTGTTATAGAAGTATAGGTACAAGAAGCTAATGCTCTTGTTGAATCAAGTGGTGTAATGTCATAAATATCGTCTCCATCATATACATAAAGACATTTATTAGTCCCAAGAGCTGCGTATCGTCTACCAGTTAAATCGGTCCACGACCATTGGGCTCTAGCTGCTCCTACTAATAATTTAGATGTAAGTTGTTCCCAACCACCTATCTTTTCAGGAGACCCATAACGAAAACGTACATTATCTCCATCAATCCACTCTCCTTCAGCTTGTGAAGCAGTAGCTTGTTTATTAAATCCTGATTTTAATGCTATCTTTTTTAATGGCATATTTATGCTTATTATACATTAGTTTTGACACTAGTTAAATTATACTATATAAATTCTGCTATCATATAATACGCCTTTTTGCTATTATACAACGCAGAATTTATGAAATTAGTTATATCAAATATTTTAAATCAACAAGAACTATTTACTTTATATAGTGAAATAATATCAACACCGGGATGGTATCTTAATAGAGGAAGTATACAAGAGCAAAACACCATAACTTCGGCTGGATTTTGTGGGCTTAGAATAGCAGATTCTAATAACTACTATCATCCGTACTTGATGGGAAAAATAAATATTATTTTAGATAAAATTAAAAATGAATGTATAAAACAAGGGAAAATACTTCCTAATAAAATTTATAGAGTGGATTGTGTAGCAAAACAAAAAAATGTAACAACAAAACCACATATAGACCATGATCAAGAAAATGCGATTAGTATAGTTGGATTATTAACTCCAGTTTGGAATGAAAAATCTGGTGGTAATTTTTTTATTTTAAATAATGAAAATAAAATCATAGATGAAACAGAACATAAACCAGGTCAATTTATAGTTTTAAATGCAAATACAATTCATGATGGAAAAGGTCCTGATATTGAAACGGAGTATTGGAGAATAATACTAAACATCGTTTTATTTTAATGGAAAAAGAATTATTATTATATTCTGGTGGACCCGACAGCACAGTTTTACTTAAATATTTTTTAACAATAAAAAAACCTTTAGTTGTTTTACACATTCAAATGGGATGGTGTAATGAATTTCAACCAAGACTAAAAGTACAAAAAAAAAGAGTTGAAAAGTTAATTAAATATTTTAAAAAAAAATATTATAATTTTGAATATGTAGATGCAGGTATTTTTTTAAATTTATCTAATCAAAGCTTTACATTTGGTTCAGATGATCAATGGTGTGCGTTTATTGGAGCTTTGGTATGTAAGGCTCACAACTTAAAAAAAATGTGGCACGCTTCTTTTAGTTATAATTGGGATAATAGATTAAATTTTGGAAAAAGCCCTCCTTATTGGATATTGCAAGGTAATATGAATTATTATTTAAATGCAGCTACTCATTCAACGAAAACGGATATTCAGTTTTGTATACCAAAATTTTTTTATAATCGTAAGGAAATAGATCAATTTAAAACAAAAAAAGAAGCTTGGAATTATTTAGAACCAGAGCTTAAAAAATTAGTAAGATCTTGTGAATCAGGGTTGATTTTTTGTGGGAAATGTTATAAATGTCAAACATGGATTGACCATAAAATGGTTGATGAAAATAAAAACATACTTTAATGAAAGGAAAAAAATGAAAATAATAATATTGTTTGTATTTTTATTTATTAATACAACTTTTAATGCTAATGCAAATCAAACCAGAGAAAACGTAATTAAACGTGGATCACTTAATTGTGGAGTTTCTCAAGGTAATCCTGGATTCTCTTTTTCAAATGAGTCTAATCAATGGTCCGGTATTGATGTGGACATTTGTAAAGCTATAGCTGCTGCTGTACTTGGCGATGCTAATAAAGTTAAATATTTTCCAACTTCAGCAAAAGATAGGTTTGAAATCTTAAAATCTAGTGATATTGACGTTCTAATTAGAACTACAACTTATACATTAACTAGAGATGCAAGTCTTGGTATTGAGTTTGCAGGTATAAATTATTTTGATGGTCAAGGATTTATGACTAGAAAATCACATAAAATTACTTCTGCAAAACAATTTAGCAACTCAACAATTTGTGTTGAAACTGGAACCACAACTGAATTAAACATGAGAGATTATTTTAATATAAATAAAATAAAATATTCTCCAGTTGTATTTGATAGTCTAGATGAAATGATTAAAGCTTATGATATTGGAAGATGTGATGCTTATTCATCTGATAAAGCACAATTAGCAGCTCAGAGATTTAAATTAAAAAACCCTGAAGATCATGTTATTTTAAAAGAAACAATTTCAAAAGAGCCTTGGGGTCCTGTTGTAAGAAGCAATGATGAAAATTGGGAAAATATAGTTAGATGGTCTTTATATGCAATGATCGAAGCTGAAGAATATGGAGTTACTTCTAAAAATATTGATTCATTAAAAAATTCTACAAACCCTACTATTAAAAGATTACTTGGAATTGAAGGATCTCTTGGTAAACATTTTAGTTTATCTAATGAATGGTCGTATAATATAATTAAACAAGTTGGTAATTATGAAGAATCTTTTGAAAGAAATATTGGATCTAAATCACCATTTAATATTGACAGAGGTTTAAATAAACTTTGGAACAAAGGTGGAATATTATATGTTCCTCCAGTTAGATAACTTGATAAAATATGATAACTTTAGATGAAATAAAACAGGAAGAAAATTTTTCACATAGCATAATTGTTACTTATCCAAGGACAATTCAAATATCACATGGTGTTTATGATAATGTTGTTGATATGATGAATATGTGTGCAATGATTTCACAAAATATAGAAAAAGAAGAAATTACAAATGTTTATGGGGGTAAAACAACCTGGAGATTTTTCAATGATAAACCAGAATTTACAAGATTTATAGATTACGTAGTTAATAAACATCAAAACTCAAATCCATTTTTTAATAAACAAAATTGGTATAACAAAAATATATCCTTTGATTCTTGGGGAAATGAAATTAAAAAAGGGGATAGCGTTAATATGCATACTCATAAAGATCATCATTTAATTTTATATTTAACAGAAGGGGTTCCATTAATACTCCCCGAACTTAAGATGACTATTCATCCAAAAAGAGGAGCATATTATATATTTCCACCTCATGTATTGCATGGTGTAGGTAAAGTTGAAGAAGAGACTAAAACAAGATATTGTTTAGTTACTAATATCATAGAAAACACGGATTGGAAAAAAAATAAAATAATTAAAGAGGCAACCGATGCAAGGGAGGAAAATGTATGAATAAATTTAAAGACAATAAATATAAAATAGTTAAAAATGCAATTTCAAAAGAATTATGTAGTTTTATATATAAATATTTTTTATTGAAAAGAAACGCTGTATCATTTTATCTTAACACAGGTTTAATATCAAAAGATGCTTTTTTTATTGGAAGATACGAAGACATACAAGTTGATAATACTTATTGTGAATATTCAGATTTTTGTATGGAAACATTATTAAGTTTTATAAAACCTATTTTAGAAAATGAAACTAAGTTGCAATTAATAGAAACATATTCTTTTGCAAGGGTATATAAAAGAGGGGATGTCTTAAAAAAACATCTAGATAGAGAGTCTTGTGAAATATCTACAACATTAAATTTAGGGGGAGATTGTTGGCCAATTTATTTAAAAGACAATAATAATGAAATAGAAATAAAATTAAATCAATCGGATATGTTAATTTATAGAGGATGTGAAACAGAACATTGGAGAAATAAATTTGAAGGAGATATATGTGCTCAAGTTTTTTTACATTACAATGATGTAAATGGTCCCTTTAAATTAAAAAATAAATATGATAGTAGACCTTTTTTAGGACATCAAAAAATACGATGAAGACTTTAATAGATTATATTCTTGTATTAGAAAATATTATACCAGAAAAATTATGTGATGACATATTGAATGAGTATAAAAATTCTAGTGAATGGCAAGCTGCAGTAGTTGGTTTTAATTGTAAAATAAATAAAGAAATTAGAAATTGTTCTTCTTTAGAAATGTCTTCAAACGTAATTATTGAAAAGAATAAAAAGGTAAGAAAAACTTTAGATGATAAAGTTTTTGAATGTGCAAAAGAAGCTATTAAAGAATATAACAAAAAATTTAATCAAGCAATGATATCTAAAGATAGCGGATATGATTTATTAAAATATGAAAAAGGTGGGTTTTATACACAACATATAGATTCATTTTCAGAAATACCAAGAACAATTTCATGTTCTTTTATTTTAAATAATGATTTTAAAGGTGGAGAATTTAGTTTTTTTAATAATAAACTTACATATCCTTTAAAAAAAGGAGAAGCAATTATGTTTCCCTCTAATTTTTTATACCCTCATTCAGTATTACCTGTTATACAGGGTACAAGATATTCAATTGTAACTTGGTTTATATAAATGCAAGAGAGAAAAAGTAATATTAAAGACTTTATTGGTGTTTATGATGGATATATTCCAGATGAAGCCTGTGATCAAGCAATAGAGTTATTCAAAAAATATAACGAATTCAATAAGGTATTCTCAAGATTTACATCGGAAGGAACAACACAAGATAGAAAAGATGATAAACAATTATTTTGTACAGGAGATGTTTTAACAGATGAAGAATTCAATGTTAATAAATTAAAATCATTAATGGTCAATTTTGATATGGCATTAAGACATTATTATACTGAAACCAATATTAAGAAATACACAGCAGAAGACATTATAACAGACCATGTTAAAATCCAAAAAACTATACCTGCCCAAGGTTATCATGTATGGCATGTTGAACATGGTCCAGGAAGAGAAAATGAAAAAAGAGTGTTAGTATATACAGTATATTTAAACACAGTTGAAGATGGTGGTGAAACTGAATTTTTATATCAATCACAAAGAGTAAAACCAGTTAAAGGTAGAATTGTAATATGGCCCGCAGGATTTCCATATGTACATAGGGGCAATCCTCCATTAAGTGGAGAAAAATATATTCTTACTTCTTGGATTAATTATAAATAATTAAGGTCTAGAACCTAATCTTGTAACTTTTTGTTCAAAATTTTCACCTTGAACATTGTTGTTATCCCAAGCAATTTGAGATTGATAAGTTTGTTCAGTTAAATTAAATCTATCAATATATTTTTTAAGAATTGATTCATCTGTGATTACAACATTTTCTCTTGGATTATTATATTCGATTTGTTTTAAACCATCTGAATGATATTGAATTGCATGAATTCTTGAATCAACGGAATTCCAAAATTCTGAATCATTATCAATCGTATGGCAACGTCTATTTGGATATTGTGTATCTGATGTCTCTAAATAAATTGTTTTATCGCTTGGTATAACTGTTAAGTGCATAATTTACCTTTAAGTTTTAATAATATAGTTTAATACTAAAGTTGGTTGAAGAACCGAATTTGCTGAACCTGCAAAGTTTGCAGATAAAGTATGATCATGAGATTGTCCGCTTCCTGCATTAGTAGTACCTAACGAAGTACTCACACCTGGTGAACCACCATTAAAAAGTCCAGCTGTTTGTGGTGCTTCTGCACCAGTTTTTGTTGGAACAGAATGACTATGAGACGCTATCTGAGCTGTCGTTAAAGTTGTAGCACCTGTTGAACCTGCAATATTTCCTGTTGGAGTTACAGTATTTGCACCAACTGTTTGTGCTAAAGCTTTAGAATTTGATGAACTAACTCCACAAATTGTTCTGTCTCTTAAATCTGGAACTAAAAAAGATGCACCTGATCCACCGTATGTGTAAGCGATAACTGCAAATAATGCAGCATAAGTTGTTGTTGAATAAGATGTACCATCACATAATAAAAATCCAGATGGAATTGAAGCTGAACCCCAAGGCACAACTATTCCAGTATTCACACCTTGAATACTTGTTAAGTTTGCTCCGTCAAAATTATATCTTGTTGCTTCGTAATTTGCCATAATTATTTCTCTCTATAAGTCCAGCCTATTGTAGCATTTCCTGTGTAAACTAAACTAAGTCCAGCGCCTTGAGTTGCAATAACTAAGTTGCCTGAGGTATTTGCTATGTTACTTCCGTTGGGATTGATTGTCAAATTGTTAGTATTAAATTTATAGTTTGAATCTATTATTGAAACTTCATCACCAGTAGCTGGAGAAGCTGGTAAAGTTAGTGTCCATGCCCCAGTTGATGTATTAGCAAGTATTTGTGCTCCTGCTTGAACAGTTACAGTTGTAGTGGCTGCTCTCCATACTCTAGATTCAACAAGTTCTCCAACATTAGTACCGTCCGAATATAAAACATGTCTATTTCCTTGAGCTAATAAAACACCAGTTCCAGAAGCTGTTTTAACTGTTAATGAATTATTTGAATGTACTGTGCTGTCTATAATATTATAAACTTTTTCAACGCCATCTGGTACAACAACAGTCGTTGCTGCACTTAATGTTCCAGTAAATTCTATTGTAGCGTTTCTAGCATTAGAAATTGTAGCATCTGTCATTACTAACGTTGTGTTAGTAGATGTAAGTGCTATAGCTTGATAGCCAGCAATTGCTTGTTGTAATAAGTTTAAATTTGTATTTGTTTTATCACCCCAGGTTCCAGAGTTTTCCCCTGTTACCATTAACTCCAGTTTGAGGTCTGTAGAGAAACTAGATGCCATAAATTTCTTTTAAATTTGTAATAATATCTAATTTTAGTTTGATTAAGCCGCTATGTCAACAACCGCCCAATTGTTAGTTATACCTATATCTACCACTGCCCAAGCACTTATAAATACCCTGCCTACATAAGTAGTCATTTGTAAACCAGTAATTTCTGGTGCTACATCTATAGTTATAGACACTGAATTTATAGTAGTTGTTGCAGATACAGACGTTACATTCACTAATGTATTTGCATCTAATTCAGCTGTTCCTAAACTTAAAGAAATTACATTTCCAGTTAAAAACACAGAAGCCGCAATATCAACTTCTTCGTCTCCTAAAGATACAGTTAATAAGTTTCCATTTACATCTATATTAGCATCTGCAGTTATAGAAACTGTAGCTACAGTAGTTGCTATAGATTGTCCTGTGACAGCTGCATCAAAATCTATTTGAGCAGTTACTGTTCCAGTAGTTGTAGCAGAATCTGTTCCAGTTAAAGTAA